GGTACCACGCATTGCTTCCATCCCAGTTGTTTGAAACCACATATCCGCTTGGCGTAGTGTTTGAAGTCATGAACGGATGAATTCTCTCTCCAAGACTCTTACCCATCCAAAGTCCTTCATCCATGAACAGTCCGGAATTGATCCGGAAATACCCATTCTCGGAGACATAGATTCCATCTCCGGTCAATCCAGCAGGGCCAACCCCTTTTCCTATCTGAACGTTGCTACCGACCTGAATGATTCTTCCCACCGACAAGTCCAAAGTGGCATTGAGTTTGTTTGCGGAAATTTCCCCAGCTTTAATATGATTTGCCTCTATTGCGTCAGTGGCTATTTTTGTGGCAACCACTGCACCGGCATATATTTTGTCTGTTGTAACAGAACCGGCGTAGATCTTATTTGCCGTAACAGCATTTGCTGCAATTGCCGCAGCCTCGACAGAATTAGCTTTGAGTTTCGGGGCTGAAATCGTGTCGTCCCCTATTTGCACTTCTGTAATTGTGCCTCCAATATCTGAGAACTGGAGGTTGCTTAGTTCGGATTCCAATGTGCTTAGTTCCCCATCAAGAATGGAAAGTTCATTCGATATGCTTGAACAGGTTACCCCAGTCGAAGTGGTCACCCAAGAAGTCGATCCGTTTCCATAGATGTCATACGCTTTCACCCGATACTTGTAGTATGTGCCAGCGAGCACATTCTTGTCGATGAATTCCTTGCTCTGCACGACAGCGATTTCTACCCAGCTAGAATATGGAGAAGGAGCGCGTTCAACTACATAATGCGAGAAATCAGAAGGCTTTGAATGATTCCAGTACACATATACTATGTCAAAACCTCCCGCAGCAGAGATGCTTGTCAGGTTCGCGGGAATAGTTGTATCTTGAGCGCTCGTAATACTTTGAGAAGATGTCCAGGAGGACTCAAAACCCTCTATGTCTTTTGCCTTTACTTTCACATAGACGGTTACTCCAGCCTTGACCTCTATAACGAGACTCGTTTCTGAAGTAAGCCCCGAATTATACCAGTTTGATCCGTCATAACTCCACGCTACTTCGTAACCTTTTATGTCCGTCTCGGTGTTCGCAGACCAAGTGGCCTTTACATACGTCTTGCCATCAGAGAAAAATGTTGAAAGGGCAAGCCCTGTCGGTGTTGCAGGAGCCGAACCATCACCGAACGCCGGTTCATATGGAATGTTCGTACCTGGCCCAGTCGTCGATCCGGGAGGTGGCGTATACACAAATGCGGATGCTCTGTCGCTTCTGAGCGTGACTGTCATATTTCTGTTCCGATAGTCTATGTCTATTTCTCGCACCCATGCTCTGTGTGAAAGCCCAGTCGAAGCGTCCACAATGTTTACCTTATTTCCAACACTCCAGCCCAGACCTAATGAGAAGTCCGCAAGCGGCACAACGATTTCAAACTTGTCATTGCCGTTTTCATACAACCACTTTGCCAGACTCGAAGCCCAAACCTTTGAAGATATGAGATCGTTTGATACTTCTCTCTCAACATTGAACGATCCGGCATCATAGATCACTTCGAGATAGTTCTCGACAACCGGCTTGCCTTCTATTACTAGCTTCGTGACGTTTTTATCAACGCCTGAGCTGTTGTCAATCTGCAAGTACATGAAATCCGGGTACTTCAGAACGCCGGTATCAAAGTTCGCATCGTACACGGTCTGATTGAGAGTCAAGCCAGAGTCAAACTCTTTGGCAGCGTTAGCGGTCGCGTAGTCGTCAACATCAATTGCCGGAGAGTCAAACTTTGCACGCCATTGATCGTCAGCGATAACGTTGCCGTTCTCGTCTTTGCCGGTTGGTAGCCCATCAGGCGTGACAGTACCAGCCCAAGTAAAGATAGGTTCTTTCGAAGTCTTGACACTGCGATTCTTCGATTTGACTATGACTCGATCGCCCTCGCTAGGCAGCCATTGCAGTGAGTCTATATCTTTCAACTTCGAGACTGTGATCGTGCCAACTGTGGAAGTTGACCAGGTGGCCGCGAATCCAGCTCTGAATTGAAGCACACCACTCTCATCGAACCACATTGTGCCACCCACCGAATCGACGATCTCCTGGAGCTTGTCAGTGAGTTTATCTTTGATCGAGTAAAGTGCGTAGCCCACGATTGCTTGAGTCGTACCCGCCCCGGTAGTGACTACTATGCTGTCAAGATTGCGACTGCCCGAACCTATGCCCCCGCAAGTCCCCACGAGCCACGTAAGTATTGCATCAGCAGTTGAACCGATGAACATCTTGTCTGCGCATTTGAGCTTTTGAAGCTGTTTCATTTTGTCAAATGCTTTGATTGTGACCCTTCTACCATTTCTCGTAAGAATAGGTTTTTCTGCGTAGCCCGTGAATTGCTTAATTGAATTTACCCAAACTTCCACGAGCTGCCCTTCAATGTCGAGGTTCGAGACAGTGTAAGCCAGATTCGTATTGTCTATGTCGAAAGAACACTCATTCGGTGAGATCTTTCCATGCAGAACGTCATTCTTGTGGATGGTAGGCCCGGAGACTATCCGGGCCGATATGTCCACACTATTGAGTTTGACCTGAAAGCTCATGTGGCCACCTCCAGAAACTCAAGAGTTTCTTCGTACATCGCTACACCCTGTACCCACTTTTCTTTATACTCGTAGGTGCCAATGAGCTTAACGTTCACGGCTGATTCTGAGTCAATCTTCAGAGTTGTCGCGCTACTTCTGTACGATTCGAGCGTGATTCTATCTGATTCGGAGAAAAACAAGGGGATTTTATACCGCTTTACCGTACCGTCGCAGTAGTGATATGCCGAGCCATCAGGTGCGATGTTTACAATTTCAATAGGCTCGACTATTCTGGTCCGATATGGGTGTTTGTGTTTCTTCGGGTACACCGCGAAACTGAGAGAACCTATATATACCGTCATGCTATCACCCTACCTGAAGTTCTACGCCGCGATCGCGCAAGTTCTTGTAAATGAGATCCGCGAATCTTCGGGCGCTTTCATCGTCTTCGGTGAGAATGTCGTTGTTCCTGAACTCAAAGTGATAGTTGTTTGTGATATGCTGACTCGCCCCGGCCTGAAAGACCTGACCGGTCGAAGATTGTGGCAGCTCGTAGTCTTCCATTCTCTCTGAGATCGAGCGACCCATGTTCGCCCTTTGATCCTCTGAGAGTAATGGGCTAAACAACCCGCCGATAAAAGGCAGCCCGCTTAACCATACGAAGATACCATCTATGAACAAAACTAATTGATCGGCTACGAACGAAATAGTCGCCCCGAGCCAGCCGAGTGCTTTGAAGAACGGTTGGAGAACCAGTAGACCTTGGCCGAAGAGATTGAATGTGAGTGCGAAGGCTCTACCAATACTTATCAGCGCATCTCCAAGAGGTTTCAAGAGATTCAGTATCGGACCTAGAATTTCCATCACGCCTGTGAGAATCGTCGTAATCGGGTTCAATAGCATATTGATTGCTTCGAGATTTACGACCTGATTCAACAGACTCATCGCGAACATTTCGCCCACACCAGAAAGATTTCCCATTACATCGGTGAGCCCTTCCATACCCGGTCTCAGCTTTGCGAAGATAGAGACCAGTTCGCCAGTGTCTTCATCTACTTTGAATATCTCGGATGAATCACCGACAATTGAGCTGCGTTCAATTCTTCTCTTGAGATCGCCGAGAGAAACTTCTAAATCCCGGGATATGTTTCTCAGATATACCACTCTTTCTGTGTATTCTCCAAGTTCAATTTCTCCATTTATAAATTGCTTTTCTAAATCATTCATCGCACTATCAAGGAAGCTCATTTGTCGGGAGATTCTTTCCAACTTTGTTTCGCCAAAGACGTTAGAAATTGAATACAAGCGATCCCTTGTTTCTGAAATAGAAAGGAAGAAATCATCAAAAAGATTTTCCGTAGGTCCCTCTAGTTCCTGAAACTGACTAACTAAATTATTCAATTCTTCGAATGGTGCGTCAATATCGAGCCCAATTGATCTAAAGAGATCCGCAAACAAATTCTTTAGAACTCCAAAATCCTTCTTAGCTGTTTCCGTGAAATCTCCAAGCACGCCAGAGAGCGTATTAACGATCGTATCCCACCATGTAAGCTGGCCACCACCGATGCCCTCAACATCTATCTTTGTTGCTGTTCCGGTAGCAAACCTGGCTATGCCGCCTTCAGCATATCCTTCTATCGAGCTTTGCCCTATCTTCTTCTTGAGATTACTGAGAGAAGTTTCTATGCCGCCCGTCGCATATCCTTGAGCATTGATTGCCTTCAAGAATGGTAGCCATTTCTCCGTTGATTTCGCATTGACGACAAACTCGCCGTTGCTAAGCATTGCGGGAATCCGATCCTCAGTCGGCCCACCGGGACCGGAGATGTACCCGCCCTGAGCCTTGCCCGGAATCGGTACTACCAGTTGTCGCATATTCTCTATCATTTGCGCTGTGGCTTCTAAGTCTTCGGCTGCATCCAGTATCGCATTGGAAGAAGCTTCGAGCGCGCGAGCATATTCGAGAACTGCCATAAAATAGCTCTGTTCCTTTTCACTCATTTTGTTGAGTTCGACTTTTGTCGGGAATGTATCGTAAAAGCTCTTTAACGCTGATTCGAAAGTGGTGAGCCACAACGCCAAATTATCTGCCGGTCTGTCGAGGGTCTCGTCTAGCTTTGTGAGCGCGTTGATAGTATTTTCCATCTTCTCAGACACTGCAAGATCAACGAACTCAGGGAATAGAACTGCATCAAAGATGTCTTTGACCACATTTCCTATGCTATCAACAAACTTTTCGACTTTCACTAACATTAAAAGCTCGAATACGAGCACGCCTGCGCTCGGACTACCAAGGAACGTTCCTATGCCCATACCCGCGGCGAGCGCGGTAACAAACCTTGCGCCTATGTCCTGCCATTCAGCCTCACCCGTAGACAATTCCTGAGCAATTCTCAGCGCAACCATAACACCGAAAGTACCGAACGCAAGAGGTTTCAGACCTGCAAAGCCCATTGCAGCGACAAGATATGGTGTGAGTGTAGCGAGTGGAGTCATGAGCCATTTCGCCGTGAAGTATAGAGGTATAGCAGTACCGGTAATCTGACCGACTTCCTTCGAACCAGTCATTTCTGCAATCACGCCGGCAAGCGCGCTTTGAATTATATCGAGTAGGTTCAATCCTACCTTAATTCCTGAACCTAAGAACTCACCGAGTTTCACGCCCAATGAAGCCATGGTTTCATATAGTTTCTTGTCTTCGAGGCTCATTACAACGCCTTCCACCGCGTTGCGCATTACTTCTCCAATATCCTGTAACCATTCAGTTGCGACATCTATACCTTGAGTGATCCAATCGACCAACCATGTGGTGCTTGATACCGCGCCCGAAAGCATTACTTTGATGTCGTCCCCAAGATTGACTTCCATCTCGCCGTTCGGAGTCATCCCGATCTTTTCACGCACCCAGTTTGCAAATGTATGAACAGGGCCCTCTGCAACCCAGGTAAGACCATCCCACACGGCAGAGCCTATTGTGCCGAAGCCCTTAACTATTAGATCTCCCCAAGTAACTTCAACTTCATCGTCTATACCCGATGCTTTTTTGATTCTGTTTTTCAGGTCACTAATGAAAGTACTGTGTGAGACTTTCGACCATACCCACTTTACTGCTTCCCACTTCATTGAGATGACCTTTCCTATTCCTCTTGCGAAAATAGCCAGATCTCCGATGTCAAATCCCGAATTGCCATCACCATTAACTTCGACGTTGATTCTAGGCCGTATCTGATCTGCAAGCCAGTCGAGACCCATCGAGGCTTTGTCCACAGCCCACACGAACCCGCGCCACTGCCAGCTTGCAATTCTGGCTATTGCATCGACTAGAACATTGATCGTGCCTCCGTCAACCGGAACATCTTCTTCGAGGTCTATTTTAGGAAGTTTGTCATCTACCCACTTCACACCTTCCCAGACAGCCGTTCCAACTACTTTTGCGACATTTATAATTATTTCTATGGGTGCAACGCCGAGCTGCTCTTCGACCCATTTCTTGAGTACCTCATATCCGAGAACGATTTGCTGGCCCACCCATCTCAAACCGAGCCAAGTGAGACCTCCGAATACCTTTGCGACTTCTATGAGGATGTTGGAAGTTGCGCCGTATTTGTCAAGCCCCAGCTCTGAATATACCCACTTTTTGAGAGTGTCAAAGCCTATCGCAATCTGTGAACCCACCCATCTGAGACCCTGCCAGCTTACGCCGCCGACAACCTTGCCAACATCCACAGTTGTCTCTATGACCGCCGGAAGAACTTCATTCTTGGCCCAGATCGCAACATCAAAGAGCCAATCGCCAACTTTGGTAAGTCCCCCCCAAGTCACACCACCTACAACTTTTGCCACTTCTATCATAAGTTCAAAGCCTGCCTCAAGTCCTTCAGAAGCCCAGTTATAGACTTCTTTGGCTCCGAGTACAACCTTCTGGCCTACCCATTTCAAACCATCCCAAACCGCTGTGCCTACGACTTTTACCATATCGAGAAAGACTTCTGGCAAGGGTTGATTCTCAGGTACGCCGAGTTGTTCCCTCGCCCATGCTTCTAGTGCCTTGAACCCGATGGTGACTTTCTCGCCCAACCATTTCAGACCATTCCAAATCAACATTCCAACGACTTTCCCAGCTGGAACTTCTTTTTCATCATCCACAAACCCCGCTTCAGATATTTTCTTTTTCAGCTCATCCAGGAATGAAATTGGTTTATTCCCGGCCCATTTGAGCCCTGACCACACCAAAGAACCAATGACTTTAGCGACTTCAACGGTCTGTTCAAAACCTGTGCCAATCTCACTCTCCACAAAGTCAGCTACCGCGTTCGCAATTGAAATAGTTTTCTCGCCGCCCCACTTCACACCTTCCCAAATAACGCTACCCAAAACCTTTGCAACGTTGATAACGGCAACAATTTCATCACCAATTTGAGATTTTACCCAGTCAAAGACTATTTGCGTGCCTAGCGCGATCTTTTCACCTACCCAGGTGAGACCATCCCAGATCACACCGCCTGCAATCTTCGCAGCATCTATGACAATCTCAAGTGGGGTCTTTCCGAGCGCCAACTCTTCAAGAACCCAATCTTTGATCGTCTGATACGTAACAACGGCCTTCTCTGCTCCCCATCTAAAGCCATCCCAAACGAGAGATATAGTCCAATTTGTTACCGTTGTAAGCCCTTCTTTTAGCTTCTTAAGGATGGGTTCTACGATGCCCCAGACTCTCTCGGTAGTAGCCTGTATTCCAAACCAATCGTGATCCCACGCAACACGAAGAGTGTACAACCCCGCAATGAGCATGAAGGGCCAAGAGAATATACTCTTGAACACACTGACCATCATCCCGCCGCCAGTGACTATAATTTGTGACAGCAGGCTCCATGCTGTGCCAGCCACTTTAAGACCGACAAACGCAGTCCCAAGACCTACTATCGCCTTGCTGAACGGCCCGAGTTCTTCGTATCCTGCCTTGATGGTATCCTTGAGTGTTTTGAGAATGTCTGATGGTTTCTCTATCTTCGAGCTGAAGTCTTCCATCCAGCCGGCAGCTTTGGCAATAAGTGGTGCAAATGTCTTCCCGAGAACTTCCCCTATATCGCCAAGAGCAGCCTTGAATCTCGCCATAGCAACTTGACTCGTTCCAGAAAGTTGGCTTGCAAGGTCGCCGTATTTGCGGTTGATAAGATCTATCGCTTCGCCATTCCGCAATTGTTCCTCTGTGAGAGTGGAAATTTCCGGAATATATCGTGATAAGACCCCGACTTGACCCTGCAATGTCTGGGTGAACCCACGCATGGCGGTCTGAGCGTCCACACCTACCACCATACTCAAGAGTGTGGCGGCTTCGGTAGCCTCGACAATTCTATCCGCCGAGATCCCGAGATTTAGCCCGAGAGCTCCGAGTTCCTGAGTTGTTTCATTGCCTATGCCCGTCAGCTTTTGCAGGTTGCTCGCTAGATTTGTAATGTCTTTATATGTTTTGTTCGCGTCTTTGCTAAACCTCTGTGCTGCAATTGAAAGTTTCATCATCGCCGTTTCTTGTTCGCCCCAGAGAGAGATTGACTTCTTGATAGTTGCAACGACAGAGACGGCCCCGAAGACGCCCATCAGGGTACGGCCTATCTGTTTTACTGTATTATCAAACGAAGCAGCCTGAGTCTGCATCGTCTTGATTCCATCTGTAAACGGTCTCGCGTTGAGACCTACATCAAAATTTAGTCCTTCGAAAGCCATAGTCATCAACTCCAAAAGAAAGAAGCGCTCAATCAAGAGCGCTTCCTCTATTCTGGCTTGCCTGTTTTGCCCTCTCCGCTTCGCGTCTTTCCAGCATTGAGATTCCTGTGATTCCGTAGAGATAGATCAATTGGTCCTCGCGTGTGAGATTTCGCCATTCTTCAAGCGTGAGCCCAAACTTCTGTATGCAAAGCATCATCTTCAGAGCTTCAGGGACGTAATCTTCGTCATACTCGAATCTGTCCCAATCGTACCAATTACGTACCCGGTACTCTAGCTCTTGGCGGGCAAAAAATCCAGTTCTTTAATGTCACTCGCAATCTTGTTGAGCTGATTTGCCGTGAAACCAAGATCTTTGAGCGCCTGTTCAAACTCTTCTATCTTGTCGATTCCAAACTCTTCGACCATATCCAGGCAAATCATAATCATGAGAATAGAGACATCGTTCGAGCGTTTATCAATTGCTTTGCGGTATTCAGGATCGGTATAGTCATAAACCAGTCCCCATGCATAGTTTGGGTCATTTTTCGCCTGTTCAATGCTCAAATTCTCAGCAATAAATTCTTTGCCAGTATTCTTGTTTATGAGCCGCATAGTTTTTGGAGCCTCAGGCGCGGGATACTTTTCCTGATATTCTTTCAGAATCGGATGGTCCCCCAAAGGGTAAATCTCGATCTTTGGATACTCTACGACCGTCTCACCCTCGTCATTCATTCTCGTGACTTTTATCACCGAATATCCATGAGACCTGAAGTATCCCTTCTTTGATTCGTCCTTCATCATTTCCTTCAGATTAAGCCTTGCATTTTTCTGAACGTCTGTTTTTGGCTTGTTGCTCAAATCTCTTCCCTCCTTTTTTGATCTGTTTCCATGCCATCTTCGCGAGCTTCTCTGGATAGTCTCCCCATGCCAGCTCGTCATTCTCTATCGAGTTGGTTCTCGCCTTGATGGTCTGCGCAAATGTTGCACACGCATAGACCTGCTCCCACTGATCGAAGAGCGCCCAAGCCTGCGCAAGTGCTACCCACGATTCACGGAGCCAGGGGCACTCGGCCACAGACTTCAGCATCCATTCAATTACTTCTCCTGCATCGACAGTCTTATCTTGTTTATGTCTCTGCATGAGAGCCTGTGAAATATACCGCATTGACATAGCTCGAAGCTGCTCAATCATAGGCTTGTTCTCACCTTCTTTGATCTCTTTCGTAAGTTCAAGGTGCCTCTTCGCCTGTTCAATGGCCTCTTCAAACCTGTTATGCATCATCAGTTCTCTCGCTCGAAGCCATGAAAAGCGCTGATCTTTGGGATCTTCGGAGACGGCTTTGTCAATCAACTTCTGATACTCTCTCTGCTTTGAAAAATCCTGATAGTGCCAGCTGTGAATGTCATCACAGAATACTTCCAGAGTCTCACCCTCGCCGTGCCATTCCAGGACTTCATGAATCGGCGACTCCCAGTGATAGCCGTGCCTGACGTGAATCTTCCACTGATACATCGAGGTTTTGGGTTTCGTGTGTTTCTCATCAAACCAACTGAAAACGAAGGGCCAGCGTATCATAGTAGCCTGTGGGTACGTCTGAAAGACCTGCTCAACTTTCTTCCTCCAGCCTTTCTCCATCACTTCGTCTAAGTCAATGCACAAACACACGTCGTAATCTTCGGGCACGTTCTCAAGCGAGACGTTTCTGGCTACATCGAACCTCCAGGGCTCAATCTTCGTGTGGAAGACGTTGACTCCGCGTTCTTTGAGAAGCTCAACCGTGTTGTCGGTTGAACCGGTGTCAGTAACAAAAACCCCATCCGCTTCTTGGATGGAGTCATACCATCGAGGTACGTGTTTAGCCTCGTTCTTGCATATCGCATACACCGCGACCTTCAAGCTATCCCCTCCCTGAATTACACGTTGTCGTTCCTTTCAATTTCGATCAATGCGACCGTTCCGGTGTAGTACGCCGTGCCGTCCGGTGCCCTGAGCGCCTGATTGAACTGGCAACGCTGCTCACCTGCGGTGTCAGCAAAAACTACGTAGAACCTGCCTTGATACTGCGAACCGTCTTCATTGTGCATCGGGAATGTAAGAGTCATTGGGTTTGATACTTTTGGTTTTGCCTTCAGAAAGTCATAGAGCTTCGAGACTTCTTTCTGGGTTGCCACACCATTCTCATCCCACGTGAGCAGGAAGTATTGAAAAGTCGAACCCTGTTCCGTATCCCATCTGTCAACTATCTCTCCACTCTCTGCATCTGTCTCAGTTGGAGCGTTCGGAGAATAGAGCCAGTTTTCGTAGTCTTTCGGTTTGAGCTGTATCACCTCACCATCGTATTCAAGACTAATCATAAAGATCACCACACTTTATTGTGATTGATTCAGTTCCATTGAGATAGTTCAAAGAAGCGTCAGGGTCGATGTGACAGACTCCGAGATATTCCTCGCTTGAATTTCTTGAGTTTGAGACTTTGAGTCTGAATTTCTTGTCTCTGTATTCTTCGAGTATGTTGTTCTGAGACTCGATGAGATCTTTGTTGAGCGTAACTGTGTAAGTCTTATTGCCTGCGACCTTGAGCGGCGCACCGTTGACGTTTAGATAGCCTGTCTTTTCTTCGTTCTCAGTGACTGTAAGATCAACCAGGGCAGGTACCGTTTCGACGGTTCCTGAGGCTTCTAGATATTCGAGATAAATCAAAGGTTCCTGATATTCAACTGCGAGACTATATTCAACTTCGACCAACGCTTTGCGTCGTGGGGCAGTTGCAAAAGTTACCTTAGTAGTCGTCACAGCTATGTCTGTTTCTTCACGACCATTCACAAATGCCTTAATGCTTGCGGTTCCATTTGGAGTCTCGGTAAGTGTAAATTCGGTTGTATATCCATCACCCTCGAAAACATCAATGTGTTTAGCCTGAAGAAGATCCAGTAATACTCCTTCTTTATCAGTTACAAAACCAATTCCTGCACCAATTTCAGTGGTTTCAGGAATTAACAACATATACAAAACTTCGTAGTCACCGTCTGCAACAGCCGCAATGCAGGCAGTACCTGAGACGACTCCTGTCACACCCCCCGCAATTTCACAATCCCCCTTGCCTGCCTTTGAAAGAGTTGCGGTGTTGCTTGTGAAAGTCACTGTCTCTTTACGCCAACGTCTCAGCAACTTCCAACCATTGTCGTAGTATATTTCGTCTCTTGCTTCTGAATTCCCGTAAAGTTCATAATCCAGATACATTGAATCGTTCATAGATTCACCTCCA